TTTTTGATCACTTAATTGATCTATCAATTTACCTTTAGCCTTAACAGAATCTATTTCTGCCTGTTCATAAGCAATAGCTTTTTTTAAATTATCTTTTATAAGTTTATTTATTTCCTCTTGTATTTCTTTATTTTCTTCTAAAGTTTTGGTTCTTGATTTGTTTTTTTTGTTTAACTCAATTTCTGTTTTTAATTTTTCTTTTATTGGATTTAGACTTTCTTCAGTTATTTCAAGTTGTCTTTTTAAGGATTGTAAAGCTTTTTTATTGCTACTCTCTTCTGCTTCTCTAATTCTTTTTAATATTTTTTGTCTTTTAATAAATAATCTGTTAAATTCACTTTTTAATAATTGAATATCACCTTCTTGTAATGCTTTATTAAAATCTCGTTGTTCTTTTGCTGCTTTTATTATTGCAGTAGTAAAACCACCGACAAGAGTTGCAACAGCAACAAATGGTATTGCATTTAAAGCAATAGTAGCTAAACCACCAGCAGCAGCTACTTTTATCAATGCAGCACTAACTAATGGCAAGACTATTACAACACCTTTTGCTGCAACCGCAATGGCTGTAAATATTAGTGCAGTTTTTCCGATTGGAGAATTTACAAACTCAGTTGCTGCAATAGTTAATTGAGTTAATGCTTTAATAACAGGTAACACGGCAGGCTGTAATGCCTCACCAAAAGCTCTTGATAAATTTTCTGTTTCATTTCCTAAATTTTTAAATACCTGTGTAGGGTCATTTTCAAGTAATGCTTTTAATGAAGCACCTCCATCTGTTTCAATTTGTCTTAATGCTCTTAATACAACTTCACTTGTTAATTTACCTTCAGCAGCAAATTTTTTAAGCGCACCCACATTGACATCTAATTCTTCAGCAATAGGAGCTAACAATGTTGGTATTTGTTCAGATATACTTCTAAATTCATCTCCAGCTAGCCTTCCAGAACCAAGAGCCTGTGCTAATTGTCTAAATGCATTTGATGATTCAATAGCTGAAGCTCCAGCCAATTTTGCTGCTGTATTAAATCCAAAAAATGTTGATTTTATATCTTCCACTCCTACACCAAGAGGCTGTAATCTAGCTGTAATATCTGTTATTCCTTCAAGAGCCTCAGTTGCACTTAATCCAAAAGCTTTCTGTGCATCAGCAGCTATTTCTTGTGATCTGGCAAAAGTTCCAGACGCTTTTGTTAAAAGCCCAAGTCTTACATTTAATTTTTCAAAATTAGTTGATGTTTGTATTGCGTTCTTTGCTAACAATGTAAGACCTATACCACCTAGAGCAGTTCTAAGGCCACCAAAAGCAGATTGTAATTTGTTAGTTTGACTCTGAACACCGTTTAAAGCTCTAGTTGCACCACTGGCGTCAACTCTTAAGGTAACGACTGACTCTGCCACAAATAAAAAAAGCCTTTATTATATATTACCTTGATTTGGCCTTTTGTCGTTGTGCTGCTCTTTTTTCTTCTTCATACTTGTTTTCATAATATGCAGCCCAATATATCAACTCTTCCTCAGAAATAGAAGTTCTTAGTTCATTAATTGTTTTACCTAATTCTGTTGCGAGAAAAAACTCAAAGTTTAACCAACTATCTCGCCTTAATCGTTTTTTGCTGTATCTACATCAAGTTTTATATCAAACAAAAATAACTCTATTTCATTTAAAATATTCTCTGGTAATTCTCTTTGTAAGTTTGGTGCATCTGCAAGGGCAAAAGCTTTTGTACCATCTTCTAATTCTGCCATTTGACAAAGTAGTTGAGTTGATACTGTAAGAGCCTCATCAGTGCCAGCAACACTTTGCGCTCTTTGTCTATCAAATCTTGTTAATGGTTTAAAATATAAATCAACAACCTTTTCACCTTTAGAGTTTTTAAATTCATATTTACGTCTAGCTGTCATCTGATCTTTGTAAGATTCAGTTAACAGATCAATGGTTCTTTTGTTTGGCATGAATTAAATGGGGTTAGTTATTTAAAATGTACTATATAGCTGAAGTTATGGTACCGCTTGTAATAAAACTGATATTAATTATCTGAACTTCTCCAAGTGTTGCTCCATATTCGGCGTTGGTAATAATTCCTGCAAAACTGATTTTTTTTGCTGATTCGCCAGAATCAGGGAATAATTCAAATAATGCATCAGCATTATCACCTGTGGTTAATACATCATCAATAAATGTTGTGTAACCTGTTCCAGTTTCACTAGGGGCATATAAAAGTTCTGCTGAACCTTCACCTTGAATCAGTCCACCAATATTTGTTTTAAAAGTATCGCCTTGTTTTGTTGTCTCCATAGTGTCTTTAGTAATAGACAAAGACCATGATCTTGTCTGGCCAACGTCAGCTTCAGTTCCACCAGCGTTTTCAAACATGATTTTCCCAACATCACCCTTAATAGCCATAACAAAAGAAAGTATTTATTTTATATTACCCTTTTTTGGAATTTTTTACATCTTTTTTTAAATTTTCTTGCTTTTCCATATATCGTCTGCAACGACCATCCCAATAAGCGGGGTCACGCCTACCTTTTACAGCCTCGATTGCATCAAGCATTGCCTCTGTTATTTCCATTTAAAGATCCTCATATATTTCAAATGTAATTCTGATCTGTGTTTGAAATTTACCTTCTGGACTTGATGTAAGTATTTCAGGGCCAACAGGTGAATCAAAAATAACATTTGAAACTGTAATATTATTGTAAAGGTCACGCAACCTTTTGCCAATCGTAAGGTTTGACCCTGGCCCAATCCCTTCTTCTGTAAATATATTTATTAAAAGCAAACCAACAACACTGTTTGTAGAATTGGCAGATCCACCCATTGTTAAATAGCTTCCAGAACCAAAACTTGTCTGGCATTGAACAAAGGTATCTTCTGTTGTCGAATCAAATGCCATATTATTAAATACAACAGGTATTGCAGGGCTTGATGCAAGCTCTGTTGCAAGTCTCGCCTCGATTGTTGATCTGATGGTATTTAAATCTACAGCAGCCATTATTTTTTCCTCACTATTCTTGCCAGTTGTCTAGGAATATAATTTGTTGTCAGTTCTTTTGCGATAAGTTCTGGAAAACCAGCAACAGTACCTTGTCTAGTTCTATATCTTCCTCCCCATGAAGGAGGTAAGTTAGTTCCAAAGCATACAGGCTCTGCATAAGGTAAATTATTTGTTATTGTTCCTTTTAATGGTTTTATTTGTGTTTGCCACGCTGATCTAAGTCTGCCTGTATCAACTGGAGTTGCTTTTTTAGTTCTGGCAGTCCATTCTAAAGTCGTTGCCTGCACAAGATCAACCACTACTTCTTTCATCAAATCATCAATCTGATTTAATTTTATCTGTCTGACCATAATTACCTCAAGATAAGATCAAAACTTACAGCAGTATTATTTTGCTCATTTGTTATTACTTGAATAATTTTAAATTCAACACTGCTTATAACAACCCTGTCTTTTGTAGTTGGTACAAAAGTCAAATCCCCTGCTGATATTGTCAATCTTTTATCCTGAGATTCAATCAGATCATTAACTTCTGATCGGTTTACATTTGTTAACGCACCTTTAACGGTGGTATCAGATGTGGATTCTGTGATGGCTCCAGTGGTCGTGTTATAACTGCCAGCTGTTACCTGTCTGATGGTCACATCACCTCCAAGTTTGCTCAGAGTTTTTGATGCTGCCTTTTTGAGTGCGTTGGCAAGACTCATAAGAAATAAGCAATGACCTGACCACTTGCAAGAGTGATACTTGTGATCACACCACAAACTTCTGATGATGCCTTCATTGTTATGCCATTTATGGTTGATGATCCATTCTCTGTTAAATTTTCAGCTACAAAAGTTGCTTCAGCATCTGATAAGCAATGAACCTTACCAAACCTGCCAGTGTGGGCATTTGTATCTGTAATAATGATTGCTGCTGGATAATCGTAACCGTAGCCCATTTTCATGACCTCTTGATTTGTAAGTTTGCTCTTCCACCTATTCTAATACCCATCAGGTAATGATCAACTATCGGTGGAATACGATCAATACCCACTGCCCCATAAAATCTAGGGGTTGCATTTATATTACCGATACTAACTGTTGCAAAATCTTCCAGACCACTCAACTCCAACCCGTTCTTATTGTTGTTGAGATATACAGCCAAAATAACTTGTGCATTTTTTACACGATCTGGTATTTCAGTATCTGTGTAATAATCAGCAACTAATCTATTTGGAAAAGATAAGCCATACAAATTTGTGTAGGTATCAGGTTTTCTTACTCCCGATCTTGGCCATTCAAGTGCCTGGGTGTCGTCTACCCTAGCTCCCAAAAACTTTTCACGATCAATTCTTTGTGCAGCGGTGAACAATGCACGATTTTTATTGTCGTTGCTTGAACCATCCCATGCAGCAGCGTCATCACTGAGGACTAAACCTTCAATAAATGAGTTTGCATCATCAAGAGTGATATAGGTGTTTGCGTTAGCACCACCAACAGTTGCATCAAGAGTTATCGCCATTTAGTTTTTCCTTCTTGGGCTTTGGTTTTGGTTTTGGCTTTTCAAGAGTAGGAGTTAATGAAGCTGCCTTTTGAGCAGCTTCATTTCTCGCTCTCATACGCCTGAATGCGTACATTGCCATTAGCTAGATGCTCCCTTCAGAGCAACATAGTTTATAACGATAGCTTCACTTAAAGATCCGCCTGATACGTTAGAAACTGTGATCTTGAATGATCCAGCAGCGATACCGTTAGCACTTACGATGTAAGCACCAGCAGTTCCAGCAGAACCATGACAAGCAACGACAACATCTGTTGCAGCGACTTTGCTGTTAGTAACTGTGAAAGATACTTCAGCAGCATCAGCTAATGCAGCGTTGTTCATTGTGATCTGTCCACTCTCAGTGTTAAGAGTTACACCTGTTGATTTGTTAGTAGCCTGAGTTACAGTACCACCATCTGTTGGGCCGATTAAACTACCAGCACCAATTTCAAAAATAGAAGCCATGATTAATCTTGGTTACTTACGTTAGTAGCACGGACAATTCCGATGTTCTTTGTCTCATACACTTTCGACCAAGAGGCAACTGTCTCTAATACTGTACGAGTTGGGTTAACAGTAGATACTGCATATTTCAAACCTACTGGATGGTAGATGTAATGAAGGTCAACAGCC